GCTTAAACTTCTTGATAAAACTAGCAAGGTTACGGGTTGCAACCCTGTCATGGTAAGGGACTTGCAAGTCCGAGACTACGACAATTCGCTTAATCGTCATCCTCATCTTCATAGTTGCCGAACTTCTCTGGATCGACAGGATCTGGCAAGATCCAATGTGGATAGGCTTGGGGTTCAGTAATCATGAACATGGCTATGTCCTCTGCGAACCCTGCTCTTTTAAGCGAGCAGAAGTATTCATAAAGCCCAATGCAATAAGCATCGAGCTTTGAGTAGCCTTGTTCCTCTAGAGCCTTAGTTGCTTTTCTTGCCATGATTAAATTATCGCTCTAAGAGTATGTTATAGATCTCATCGACACGCGCATGGAGTCGCTTAATCTCAGCTAGTAAATGAGTAATCACAAAGCCTGACAAGCCACCGAGTGTGACTAGAGTGGCAATGTAGAGCTGAAAGAAATCTGTTTGACTCACTTTTTATCGACCTCGTCAATAGCTGCTTCTAAGGCATCGACAATAATGTCTGCTGCTGACTTACGAGCGCGGTATGACTTGATGGCTTGGCGTAATGCAGGGATAGCGGCAACACCAAGAATGCCAGCAATTATGAGAATAAGATTGTCCATTAGTTTCCGCCTAACATAGATACTTGAAAAAAAGCACCATCATTGTCAGCTTCTTTCTTAAAGCTAACATGCATGTGCTTAGTGTGTTTGTTAGCCCCTGTGTACTTGCGCCACTTCCAGTTAAGGATTCTGGAGCAGATTCGTCCATCGTAAATGATGTAACTAATACGCTTGTCTGCTTTTGACTTGGATAGGGTACGAAGCTGATCAGCAAGATCTCCCATGATGTCTGGCTTTCCGCCCTTGAATAAGTCTTTGTCCACATCAATGGCACGAACCCAGCCTTGTTCATCTGGATTATGATCTGACTTGCGAGCAGCGTGTCGGGTATCACCGATCCAACCATCCGATGTGCGGTCACGATCTGGGAACGAGTCATCAATCTGCTCTCTTAATTGAATAGCAGCTTTAGAAAGTTTGACCTTCACTTATAATCCGAGTGCCTTTAGATCATCAGCTGTAAGCCCAAGTGCTTCTAATTTAGCTGTTGCACTTGCTTTGTCTGCTGCTGCCTGTGCATCTTGCTCGGCTTTCCAAGCATCGTATTGTGCAAAGCCAGCTTCATATTCTGCCTTAGTAATTGGCTCGCACTCTAGAAATTGAATACCTTCATAGTCTTCGCCGTATGCAACCCAGCCACCTTGCGGAATCAGGAAATTAAGAACTTCTGTATTAGTTGCCATTAGGGTGTCACTTCCATTAGTACCATTGTTGAAGTTGAACCAGGGGAAGTTTGGTCATTAACATAAACTGTTCCTGCCCCTGCTTGATTTGCAAATTGCGTTTTGTAAGTTGTTGCAGAAGTAGTTGCTGGACTGTCTAGGTAAACAGCCGAAGATGAACCAAAAGCATTACCGCCGCTGCCGTCATTGTTTCCAGCAAAACTTTCTGAATTAAGTATTGTTGTCGATCCTCGCACTAATCTAATTTGTAAGCGTGTGTTTGCATTATACTTATGACAGCCGTTTTGATTGAACATAACCAAAATCTTATTGCTTGATGATGTCGGCGTGATTGTTGCAGATAAACCTGTATCAGCAAAAGTCGTACTTGCGCTACCAGTTCCCGTGGCTGTTGAACCATAAATTATTTGTACGACTTTACTAGTGGCGGTTGCAGGGGTAGTCCATGTAAAGTCCATGTCTGTGTTGGTCTGCTTAGCAAGGACTTGACCAGTAGTGCCACCCTTTAGATCGACCATTGAAGCATCGATGGCATTGCCAAGTGTGCGAATATCTAGCGCACCTGACTTGACCAATCCTGTGTTGTCTGGAGTGCTCCAGTTAAAGTTCGGTGTCGTTGCCATTAAGTTAATGCTCCTGTCGCGTTGTTCCAGATAAGTGTACCATTTACGCCTGTCCAAGCTAATGAACTAGGAATTACTGTCTCCCATTGAGTCGTTGATAGGGATAGGTCTGTAGCTGTGATGTAGAGGGTGATGTCCACAAAGCTAGGGGTTGCTCGAAGTGCGACATTCTCCACGAAGCCTTCGAATGTTCCACCTAGTAAATTGCTAGGCAGATTATTGATAGACACAGGCTCACCGAAATAAACAGCGATCAAAGCATCAAGCATTGCGCTAGGCATGTTCGGATTATCCAGACGGAAAGTGATCACACCAAGCTGCTCTCTAGGACTGCGCCTTAAATTAAGCTCTCTAGTGGCGATGTCGGTGATGTCTGCAAGGTTCTTTATATTGGAGTCGAATGAACGCTCAAAAAGCCCGTAAGAGGCTATGGAGTCCGAATCTGAGGTGCTGTAGGTTGATCCGTATCCTGTGGCGTAGCGATAGATAAGGCTGTTACGGATGCGAGAAGTTTGAACTGAGGATGTGATAGAGGTTGGTGTTGCATACGCGCCATCAAGGAAAGTAAAGCCATTTGTTGCAAGATCGTTGGATCTGTGGTCTGCATCGGCATAGGAAACATCTCCATCTTTTTCCTCGAAAATCTGACCAAGTGCACTATTGGCAATCTGATCAGCAAGTGTCTGGCTCTTAGCACTTGCACTAGCTGCAACTGCGATCATTGTGTAGAACCCTGCATCGACTGTGCCAATGAAAGTCTCGGCTTCATTCCATGTCGTAGTTGCTGGGTATGTATCCCATGTCACAGTTGGCGTGACTTCGTTCCAGTTAAGATTTAGAGCTGCGCCTAAGATGTCTGCGATCTGCTCGCCATCTAATTCTTCAACAAGGGCTGTGTTATAAATAGCCTTAGTAAGTCTGGCAAGTGAGCCAATGCCTAGAATTGTGCCAGTCGTGACATAGCCCGATTCTTCAGGGCTACGGACACCAATGTTAAAGTCTGAGATTTCGCCACCGAATACAGTCACATAAGCACCTGTGCTGTTCTTTAGTTCTAGGGTTACTGGCTCTGTAACATTGATGGTAAATGGCGAATTGTCTGTGTTGATGATCTCTACTCGGCAGTAACCTGCGGTGCATTGTCTGTCAATGTCTAAGCGACCAGATGCAAAAGAGACAGAGGTGACTGTCGTATAAACATCATCACCTACTGTCACGCGCCACTCTGGAAGCCATGTCATGCGATTGTCAATGTTCCTCGGTCGCGTGCTTCTCGTAGCACCTGATCAATAGCTTCTGCAATAGCGTTAGGATCACCAATGCCCGTATTGATGGTGATGTTCATGTCTGCATTTTCCTTCATGCGGAATCGACCCACATCAAAGGATGATCCTGCACCAATGCCTGCTGTTGCTAACTCACGCATTCTAGCAATCTTGGCTTGTTCATCGACTAAGTTTGCAACAGGGGTTGATGCGTTAAACATCATTTCATCAATTTGTTCTTTGAGCTTAAAGTTAAGTGCCGTTCCAACCTCTGTCTGTTTGCGAAGGTCAATCAAAGACTGAAGTGCTGGATTGGTAGGTACAGCAGCAGCACCATTATTGCCACCAGTACCGCCTAAAACTGGTGCTGGAGTGGTCTTTGAGCCAGTAGAAGCAAGGTTGATCTTGGCTAATAAAGCCAGAGCAGCTTCTAGGTTAGCAAGGTTGATAAGGTCTTTAGGTTTCAGACTGTCAAGGATTGACTTGATGTCTTGAAGTTTAACATTCTGCATTCCAAGCGTACCGAGTACCTTTAAGTCTGCATTGAGTTTAGCCGTTGCAGCAATGATGGCTGCTTCATCCTTAGCGGCAATGGCATCTTCTAGAGCAAGAATTGATTGCTTAACATTTAGACGAGCAGTATCGTTCGCAATCTGTAAGACCTGTGCTGCGCTTGTTGCCTTACCTAATTGCTCAGCCTGAGAGGTAAGAGCTGCTGCAATCTGGATCTTGTCGATGTCAAAGACTTCGTTGCCCTTGTTAAGAGCAAGGTTAGCCTTATCAATGGCTGCTCCGAGTCGCTTGTCTTTAAGAAGCTTAGCCTGTGCTGCTGCTTGTTCTTTTGTAAGCTTTGTAACCTTAGTCTGGGTTTTCAGGACAGCGTTGTCAACCTGTCCAGAGACAGTCATTGAGATGTTGCCTAGACCCTTAAAGGCTTTAGGATCTTTGTAAAAGAATGAAAGATCTTTTAGATTAAAGTTCTCTCTAGTAATAGCAATAAAGTCGCCTGTTTCACGGGCTAAATTAGCAATGGCGTTAGCGATTGCATCAATGCCCTTAACAACTGGATCGACTGTGCTTGATCCTGTTGCAGTTTTTAGAGCATCAACAAGACCTTTACCAATAGTCTCTTTTGCATTGTTTCCAGCAATAGTCAGTTTAGCAAGTGAACCTGCATAGGTATCAGCTGCCGCTGTTGCCTGACCTGCGAATAAAGTTGCTAGACGGGCTTGGATTTCCTCGAAAGATGAAGTTGAAAGTTCTGCTCTGGTCAGTCCTACACCCAAGCGACCTAGTGCCTGAGTCTGCCCCAAGTATGCCTTCTGCAAGCTTTGAGAAACTTGGGTGACTGACTTGCCCGTACCTGCCGAAATGTCTAGAGCAAGTGACAGCAATTCCTGAGATTTAGTGACATCGCCTGTTGCACGAAGTAAGCGATCCATTGCTGGACGAAGCTCGTCATCAAGCACACCTGTCTGCATTTCAAGGCGCGAAATGTATCCATTAACTGTGCCAATGTTTGACCCGTAAGCAAGACCTAAGTTTTTAAGAGTCGTGGCTAATGCTGTAGCAGCCTTGTCATCTTCTGCGAACGCCTTAACGGAAGCCTTAGCGTAAGACAGGATCTTCTGTGCGCTATAGACAGCAAGCAAGCCCTTAGCAAGACCCTTGACATTCTTGGTCAATCTGTCTGTAGAAGTCTCAGCTTCCTTGAATGCCTTCTTGCCTGTGAACTGTGCGGCTATGTCAATTCTTACATCTGCTGCCATTAGCGCACCTGTGTCCTTTTCTCGAACTCAACTCTAGACTTTTCAATAGCTCTGACAACAGCTGCATTAGCCTTGCCTTGATCTTCTGCCCATGCACGAAAGATTGCGCGACCCTTCATCTTACGAGAAGCGCGACCTGACTGTCCTTCGTTTCTTTGATAAGCATTGACAATGCGTGAAGTCTCGTTCATAGCATCGATGAACTGCTTGCCAGCATTAGGATTGTTGCTTAATGATTCGCTCTTAGATCCTGAACGAATTGTCTTGCCATAATTAGAATGACCAAGTGCCACGACTTTAGCCAATGGTGCTTGGGGTCTGCCCTGCGGATTTAGGCGACCAGCAGTCTCATAGATAGAGCCTGAAGGTGAAGCATTGACAATGCGAGCAAGTGAGCGAAACCCAGAGCGATTGACTTTAGATGGCGTGGTCTTATACCCAACTCCACGCTTAGCCTCTGAAGATGACCAGACTCGGTTGCCCCAAGTGCCGTTAGTGCTTTTAGCCCAACCGCTTAAAGGTGCAGTTGATGGAATGAAACCGCGAGCCTTAGAGACAATAGGCTTCAAGACTCCAGCGATTTCTTTCTGTGTTTCTTTAGCAAGATCAGGTGTGAACGCTCTGAGGGCTTTTCTAAGCTCTACCGCGCCTTTTACTTCCGTTGGCATCGCTCACCTCTTTCGCTTC